AAGTATACCGCAATAGTCAATTATCAGAAACTTTTTATGTAATAGTATGCATTAAAAATAAATTTTACATTAATTAAAAAACACAGCATAATAACCGTGTGGTGGGGTTAAGAGAGAGATCAATTAATACTATCGTTTCCCTTAATAAATGTTACATTCCACTTCTCTTCAAATTCATCTAACTGTTCTTTAATGTCTTCCACTGTTAACTGTTCATCATCAATAGCTTCTATATATCCATCATCTGTTTGCTTTACTCTTATTGGTGTTTCATAATCTTCTACCATTTTCAGGTATTGATTTGTAACTAAATCATGCATTTCTTTTACAAATAAAAGTTTAGATTTTTCCAAAGTAAACTCTTTTGTTTCAACAAAAGCACACCATGGAGAAGCTGAAATATTCTCTACTTGACGTCTAGTTATAGGATGAATTCCAGGAATTATTCTAATGAGCATGGGATTCTTAATAGTTATATCTGCATTAGACTCCTCTTCACAAACAGCCAATAGCTGTTCTCCAGATATGAGTTTTAATACTACGTATCTTTCTTCTGTCATAGGTTTACCTCTGCTACCTTGTAATTAAATTTTTCTTCAGAGTATATTTTCACACGTTCCAAGAAATGGTTTAGTGTGTGATTTTTCCATGACTTCCAATGCAAATCATCTGCAATATCATATATTTTACACTCATCTTTTCCATCTTTTAATCGTAGACCTCTACCTATCGATTGCAAATTTCTAATCTTACTTTTAGTTGGAGAAGCAAAAATAATATTTTCTAAAGAGGGAATATTAATTCCAGTACTAAAAGTTCCATATGAAGCTACGATAATAGCATCCGATTCAGCCTCAGTTATATGGCGAATTTCTTCACGCTGATCTGTATCTGTACCACCATATACAAAGAAGATCTTTCTTCCTTCTTTTGCTTTTTGTACGATCTGTCCGTATAGTTCTTTACCGTGCTTTTCTACATATTGAAAGAGAACCAAACTGTTTCCCTTTGTAGCTAAAGCCAAATTGCGAATAAACTTATTTCGCTCATCATTCATAACCAACCAGTCCATTTCTTCTTGATAAGTATTGTTCTTTCTCGCCTTACGAACTTCATCACTGTACTTTAGAACTATGCACTGTATATTTAGGTTTGCCAGATGGTTACTATCCATTAGTTCTTTTGTTGTAGTAACTTTATGTACTGCTCCAAATAATCCCTCTAACACCAAACGATGCACTTGTTTACCGTCTAAGGTTCCAGTTGTGCCAATACGGTAACGTATATTTTGCATCTTTTCCATTACTGAAGTCAGAGACTTAGCTTTAAACTGATGAGCCTCGTCGCCAAACACTACATTGAATTGATCAAACCAAGCTCTTGGTTGTTTATAGATAGACTGCCATGTAGTAATTAATACACTCTTACTAAATTCTCGAGTAAACCCAGAATATAGTTTTTGGCAATAATCGTTTACATTAAACTGACTATCAGCAGAGGAGTAATCTTCAAAGTCTGAGTAGAGCTGTTCAACTAGCGAAGTGGTAGGAACTATTATAATTGATTTGCGATCTCTCTCTAAATGCCAACGCAATAGAGAATAGATAATGAGAGATTTACCAGAAGCAGTAGGAGATAGTAATAGAATTCGTTCTTGGTTTATTGCTTCAGTTACTGCATCTAACTGATATTCCCGAACCTGAATGTGGTTCCCTTTGGTGTGCGGATTAAGTAAATTAACGAACTGTTCAATTTCCGCTTTTTCCTTGGTAGTGGTTGATTTAAAAGTTCCAAAATCTTTGTTTGGAATAAATTGAATCTTGTATTGGTTACGTTCGCAGAACTCCAACAAATAATTGTACAATCCTGCATAAAGAGTTTTCCTGTGTAAGTCATACAGCCTAATCCAGCCATCCCATAACCTCGCTTTATATTGTGGAGTAAATTGATATCCAGGAACTCTAAACTTGAAAAAATCTGAAAGATTTTGTTCAACGTCAGGTTCAGCAAAAACTCTTATATAAACTTCACTTACCTTTTCAAAATATATCATTCTATTTTTTGTTCAATTCCATTTTCTAGTAGGACTATACCATGCCCTTCTTTGAAAACTTTTTTGTCAGTAATTGTTTTATCTTTTCGGGTAGCTACCCATATTAATGTTGGAATGTGTGCGTATGGCTTTATTTTATTTACCCACCAATTTATATCTTTTTGTATAACATGTACATCTCTTCCATCTTCAAGTAATCTTCCAGTAGCCCAATTTGCTATACCGTGATATACAAATTTTGTTGCTTTGGAATATATTACCTTTAGTGTTTCGTCTATATTACTTTCCTCTATATGTTCAAGTACATCAGTATTTATAACTGCGTCAAACGTTCCTTGAGGAAGTTTATCTATACCCTTTACTGCTGGATCGTATAGTGTAGGAAATATTCCCCACAAATAGTCATGGTGCTGGTCTCTTGCTTTATATTGCAATCCCTTACCAGAACCAAAGTCTAAAATGGTTTTTATATTTCTTGATCTTATCTGTGGCTTTAGAAGTAAGCCATGTCTTTTAAATGAAGCTCCCCAATATCGCTGAGGATTTTTATGTTGTTCCTTATAACTATCAATAAGGTCCATTACATTCCAACTAAAAATTGCTTCCATTTAATGCCGTTGGAAATTTGGAAATCTCTAGATTTAATCTGTGTTAAAACAGACTCTAGAAAATATATAATAGAATTGATATATTCTACTTTAACATCTAATCTATTAAGCTCTTCATCTCCAGATAAAAATTCATCCATCTCGTTTTTGAGTGGCTTTATTCCTTGCCACTGCTCCCAGCCGAGTGTTGCCAACTCATCTCTGGACAGTTCGCCTCTGTAATATCTAAACTTATTTTTGCGCAAAATATTATAGTCATACTTCAACTTAGAAAGTCTGACTTTATTATCTATCAAATATTGAATATATTTGGCGTGTAGGTTAGGTGTTTTGGTTGATTCTTCACCCAAGTGATCATCATCAATACTACTATCTTCTTGCCACATCTTTTGCAAATCTTCTAAATTCATAATATCTCCTCAAGTTACTTCATGATATTATACTATAAACTGCAATTTAAAGAAACTTATATCTTGCATACCTAAACACAGCGTCTCCAACAAGGTATTGGACATCGGTGTTTGTTGATTGGAATATCATAGAAGTAATGCTTATTGGAAACATGTCTGCAAAACTAACTGTTTTTACTGCAACATTATTGGAACCTAAGATTTCTAAAGTTCCGTCAGAGTAGTTTTTTGCAAGATCATTTACCAATTCACGACTGTCTGCTGAATTGAATGTAGTATATTGAGTATAACTTTCGGGAAATCCTAATGCAACAATCCAGTTATGTAACTGAATGTAATTTGCCATGTTTTCATCAACTAAGAATCTTACATTAAGAGTATCGTAAGTTAGCATTTCTCCTGGAATTGGCTGAACAGAAAATGGTGTGTTCATTTCTGGTGCACCTAATGTTAATCCAGGAAGATTTACCTCTTGACAAAAATATGTAAGGGTAGGAAGTTTTTGTATACTAAATCTAAATCCATTAGGTGAGAGGGGATTTATATTAGTAGGCACTGGGCATGTTAAAGTTCCTGCCATGGTTGTGATTCCTGTTAGTTGTTTGTATTATTTAGTCGTTCTTGTCTACGCTTTTCTTCTCTGCGAAGTGCAGCAAGTCTTAGTTTTTCTCTTACTTCTGGTCGTTTTGCTGGATTGCTATTTCCTTCTAACCAATCTCTTGGTCCATCATACTTGTTATTTTGTTTTCCAGTTTTTCCAAGTTTGTTAGAGTTACCTTTTAATTTTTCGCTTATGATTTGTTTAGTTTCTTCAGTATGTGGCATATCATGTCCTATCCAATTTTTATTTTCTTTCATCCATTGTGATATCTTAGCACGAGTCTCTTCACTATGAGTTTTGCCAAGGAAGTGAGTGTTACCTAAGTTAGCCTC